CATCGGGAGAGGCCGTGACGATCGAGACGGCGATCCTGCAGAGGGTGCTGGAAGCGCATGTCCGAGAGCAGCTCGCCGCCCTCGCAGACCTCCGGGTCTCGCTTGAATGATGAGGGTGATGATCACGGCCTGACCGACAGCGACCTGACCGCCGACCTCGATCTTGGCTTTGACGGCGCCGAGGACATCCTGCGCGCCTGGCGCCGGGGCCTGCGCCCCGATCCGGACCTGACTGTGTCGGGGTGGGCGGATGCGCATCGCTGGCTGTCCTCGCGCGCTTCGGCCGAGCCGGGCCGGTACCGCACCGCGCGCACGCCCTACCTGCGCGCGATCATGGATGCGCTCTCGCCCGGGCATCCCGCACAGCGGATCTCGTTCATGAAGGCCGCGCAGGTGGGCGCGACCGAGGCCGGCAACAACTGGATCGGGTTCGTGATCCACCACGCGCCGGGGCCGATGCTGGCGGTGTTGCCCACGGTCGAGATGGCCAAGCGCAGCTCCCGGGGCCGGATCGATCCGCTGATCGAGGACAGCGCGACGCTGAAGGAGCGCGTGCAGCCGGCCCGCTCGCGTGATGCGGGTAATTCGATGCTGTCCAAGGAGTTCCCCGGCGGCATCCTGGTGCTCACCGGGGCGAACAGCGCCACCGGCCTGCGCTCCATGCCCGCGCGTTACGTGTTTCTCGACGAGGTCGATGCCTATCCGGCCTCGGCCGACGAAGAGGGCGACCCGGTCACGCTGGCCGAAGCCCGCACCACCACTTTCGCGCATCGGCGCAAGGTGTTCATGGTCTCGACGCCGACGATCCGTGGGCTGAGCCGCATCGAGCGCGAGTTCGAGGCCAGCGACCAGCGGCGGTACTTCGTGCCGTGTCCGCATTGCGAGGCGATGCAGTGGCTGCAGTTCGAGCGCCTGCGCTGGGCAAAGGACCAGCCGGAGACCGCCGCCTACCACTGCGAGGGCTGCGCGCGCCCCATTGCCGAGCATCACAAGACGCGGATGCTTGAACGGGGCGAATGGCGCGCGACGGCTGCGGCGACCGATCCCACGGCCATCGGGTTCCACCTCTCGGCGCTCTATTCGCCGATCGGCTGGAAAAGCTGGGCGCAGATCGCGCGCGACTGGCTGGCAGCACAAGGCTCGGACGAGATGCTGCGCGCGGCGCGCAACACCCTGCTGGGCGAGACATGGGTCGAGAGCGGCGAGGCTCCGGACTGGCAGCGCCTCGCGGACCGGCGCGAGACCTATCCGGCGCAGATCCCGGAACAGGGTCTGTTCCTCACCGCCGGGGCGGATGTGCAGAAGGACCGCATCGAGGTCGATGTCTGGGCCTGGGGCCGTGGTCTGGAAAGCTGGCTTGTCGATCACATCGTCATCACCGGCGGGCCGGACGATCCCGCCTGCTGGGAGGCGCTGACCGCGCTGCTGGGCCGGACATGGGTGCATGAGAAGGGCGCGGTCATGACGCTGGCCAAGCTCGCCATCGATACCGGCTACGAGTCCGCGGCGGTCCATGCCTGGGCGCGCCAGCAGGGCACGGCGCAGGTGACCCCGGTCAAGGGGCTCGAGGGCTTCAACCGGGCGACGCCGGTCTCGGGCCCGACCTTCGTCGATGCCACGGTAAACGGGCGCAAGCTCAAGCGCGGGGCGCGGCTCTGGAGCGTGGCCCCCGCCACCTTCAAGGCCGAGACCTATCGGTATCTCCGGCTGGAGCGGCCATCCGATGAGGCGCGTGCCAGCGGTGCGCCCCATGCGGCCGGCACGATCCACCTGCCGGACTGGGCCGACAGCGAATGGCTCAAGCAGCTGGTCGCCGAGCAGCTGGTCACGATCCGCAACAAGCGCGGCTATGCCCGGCAGGAATGGCAGAAGATGCGCGAGCGCAACGAGGCGCTGGACACCCGCATCTATGCAAGGGCCGCAGCGTGGATCCTCGGCGCGGACCGGTTCGATGCGCGGATGTGGCAGAGCCTCGAGAAACAGGCCGGGGTGGAGACCGCCGCCCCCGAGCCGGACGCGGCACCCGACACACCCACCGAGCCGCAAGCGGGGCGCGTGACCACACCCCGGCGGCGGGGCTGGCGGGTGAGCACGCCCAAGTACATGGAATGAGCATGACCCTCGACGATCTCAAACGCCACCACGGCGCGCTGCTGACCGCGCGCTACAGCGGCACGCGCAGCGTGAGCTATGACGGCAAGACCGTGACCTATGGTTCGGACGCGGAACTGGCGGCCGCGATCGCGGATATCGAAAGGCGGATCGCGTCGCTGGACCGCACCGGCCGCCGCATCCTCCGCCCCCATGCCGCGAAGGACCTGTGATGACCGCGATGAACTGGCGGCAACGCCTCGGCGCCTTCATCGGCGGGTTCGACGCGGGCCAGCACCACAGGCGTCTGCGCGGGTTCCGCGCGACCCGCGCGCATGTCAACGCGCTGATCGCGGCATCGGGTCCGGACATCACGGCGCGCGCGCGCTGGCTGGTGCGCAACAATGGCTATGCGGTGAACGCGGTGGAAAGCTGGGCGGCCAATACGGCGGGCGACGGGATCAAGCCGATCTCGAAGATCGCAGATCCCGCCCGCAAGGAAGAGCTGCAGCGGCTGTGGCTCGGCTGGACCGATGAGGCCGATGCCGAGGGGCTGACCGACTTCTACGGGCTGCAGCGCCGCGCGGCGCGCGAGGTGTTCATCGCGGGAGAGGTGTTCTTCAGGATCCGGCCGCGGCGCACAGGCGACGGGCTGAGCGTGCCGCTGCAGCTGCAGATGCTGCCCGCCGAGATGCTGCCGCTGGAACAGAGCGGCAATGCGGCGAATGGGAATGCAATCCGTCAGGGCATCGAGTTCGACCGGATCGGGCGTCGCGTCGCCTATCACTTCCTGCGCCGTCATCCCGGCGACAGCACGGAGCCGGGCCTTGCCGGTGAAGTCGTCCGGGTTCCGGCTTCCGAGGTTATCCATGTGATCGACCCGGTCGAGGGCGGTCAGCTGCGCGGCGTGTCGAAGCTGGCGCCGGCCATCGTGAAGCTTTTCCTGCTCGATCAGTATGACGATGCCGAACTCGACCGGAAAAAGGTCGCGGCGATGTATGCGATGTTTGTCACATCGCCGGCGCCGGAGAACCCGCTGGTCCCGCCCGGCGACGACGACGACCCGGGCGGTGTCGAGATAAGCCCCGGCCAGGTGGTACGGCTCGATCCGGGCGAGGATGTCACCGTGGGCCAGCCCGCCGATAGCGGTGCCACCTACGAGCCCTTCCAGTATCGGACGCTGCTGCAGATCTCGGCCGCGCTGGGCATCCCCTATCCGTATCTGGCCAATGACATGGTGAAGGGCAACTTCTCCAACTCGCGGCTTGCGCTGATCGAGTTCCGCCGCCGTGTCTCGGCCTGGCAGCACTCGGTGATGGTCTACCAGCTGTGCCGTCCCGTCTATGCGCGCTGGATGGATGCGGCTGTGCTGTCGGGGGCGCTGGATCTTCCGAACTACGAGACCAATCGGTCCCGGCTGCTGATCGCCGACTGGCTGCCCACAAAGTGGGACTGGGTCGACCCCCTGAAAGACGCCAATGCCGAGATCGCCCAGATCGAGGCGGGGCTCAAATCCCGCACGCAGGCCATCGCCGAGCGCGGCTTTGATGCCGAACAGGTCGACCGCGAGATCGCCGCGGAACATGCCCGCGAGCGCGCACTGGGCCTCGACTTCCGCCGCCCGGGATCGCCCGCACAGGGCGCGCAGGGCGCCGCGGACGTGCCGGTTGAGGGGGATGATCAAGACGGAATCCCGACCGACGACGCCGACGACGATGACGACAACGCGGATACACGCCTGCGCACAGACGAGGACCAGCCCTGATGCTTCACGCCCGTATTGCCGCGCGCGCCTTCAACACCCCGCTGCTGGTTGAGCCGTCCAAGGCCATGGCGTTCATGTCAGGCCTCGGGCCGCGCATTCTCGGGCGGCAGGTGGAAATTGCGAACGAGGATGGACTGGAGGGCGCGACGGCCCCGCCAGCCCGTGCCAGCATCATCGCTGGCAACCTGAATGAGCGCCTGCGCCAGCATGGCGACGCGCCCTATCCGGTGATCGACGGCATCGCCG